ATATGTCTGCTAACGCGCCTGTAGGTACAACGCTGGCGCTCCTAGAGCGTACGTTGAAGCCTATGGCTGCGGTACAAGCTCGTGTCCATTACGCCATGAAACAAGAGTTTAAGATGCTCAAGGAGATCATGGCGGAGTATGCCCCCGAAGATTACGGCTACGAGCCGCATCGGGGTGAGGTCAGCGCACGTCAGTTAGACTATGCGATGGTGGATGTGATCCCCGTCAGTGATCCTAACTCTTCTACGATGGCGCAGCGTGTTGTGCAGTACCAAGCCGTGCTCCAAATGGCACAGTCTGCCCCACAAATATACGACTTGCCGCAGTTACACAGACAAATGATCGAAGTGTTGGGCGTGAAGAACGCAGACAAACTTGTTCCCACAAGAGACGATGCGAAGCCTACCGATCCTGTCAGCGAGAACATGGATGCACTTGTTGGCAAGCCAATGCGAGCGTTTATCTATCAGGACCACGAAGCGCATATCGCGGCTCACACGTCGTTTATGCAGGACCCTCAGATCGCACAGATGATCGGACAAAACCCACAAGCACAGCAGATCATGTCGTCGCTACAAGCACACATCGCCGAGCACCTTGGGTTCCAGTACCGTCAGCAGATCGAAGACAAGTTGGGCGCACCACTCCCACCACCCGGAGAAGAGCTACCAGAGCAGATCGAAGTGGATTTGTCGCGGTTGGTTGCAGAGGCAGGCGCACAGGTTATGCAGGGTCATCAGCAGGAAGCAGCGCAGAAGCAAGCGCAGCAACAGCAACAAGACCCAGTGTTCCAGCAGAAGCAAGCAGAGTTGCAACTCAAAGGGCAAGAAGTACAACGCAAGGCCGCGAAAGATCAGCAAGAAGCACAGATCAAGCAGGCCGAATTGCAGCTTAAAGCTCAGAAGAACCAAGTTGATGCGATGCTAGACGCAGAGAAGCTGAAACTGGATCAGAAGGAACTTGAATTAGACGCTCAAAAAGAGGGTGTTCGTGTGGCGGCAAGCCGTCGTAAGGACAACAACAAACTCGATTTAGAGCTTGCGAAAATGATGACAGACAAGCCGAAACGAGGTGAGTAATGGCTAAAACCGTCTTTGACGTGCTAAATGATCGTATCGACGAGCAAGTCTCGTCTGCAAAGGACTTTCTAAGCGCAGGGTCTGCTAAAGACTATGCGAACTATAGAGAGATTGTCGGCTTAATTCGGGGTCTCGAAGCTGGCAAACAACACATTGAAGACCTCTCGCGTAACTATATGGAAGATGACCATGACTAAACCTCAGACATTAGAATTGCCTGATGCACTACAGCAGAAGCTAGACGCCGAAGCTGCAAACGCTGAACCAATCCAGCGTGAAATCTCCGAAGCTGACTGGGAAGCACAGCTACCCAAACCTGTCGGATACCGTGTCCTTATTGCTCTACCTGACGTGGAAGAATACTACCAAGGTAGCACCCTGCTTAAAACGACTGATGTAATGCACCGCGAGTACATTACGTCGATCATGGGTGTAGTCATTGACATGGGTGCAGACGCATACAGTGATAAAGACAGGTTCCCTGAAGGCCCTTGGTGTAAAGAGGGCGATTACGTGATGTTTCGTATGAATACGGGCACACGCTTCAAGGTTAATGGTAAAGAGTTTCGTTTGATGAACGACGATTCTGTTGAAGCCGTAATCCCTGATCCCCGTGGGATCATGGCAGTATAGGAGATAAAATATGCCATTTCAAAAAGTAGAATTTGAGTTCCCCGATGGGGAGAAAGAGAAGGAGGACGTCGTTATAGACGTCGAGCCGTCCAGTGCGGAAGAGGTTGATATAGGTGGTAGAAAAGCTAAAGCAAAAGCTAAGGAAGCTGAAGCTGTCGTTGAAAGTGAAGTGGATAACGATGACGACGGACTTGAGATTGAAGTGGTTGATGACACGCCCAAAGCGGACCGCAATCGCAAACCATCTGATCCACCCGAAGACGTTACTGATGAAGAGTTGGAAGACTATTCGGAGAAAGTCCGAAAGCGTATTCAACACTTTAGTAAGGGCTACCACGATGAACGTAGGGCTAAAGAAGCGGCTCAACGAGAGCGTGAAGAGTTGGAAAGACTCTCTCAACAACTTGTGGAAGAGAATAAAAAACTCAAAGCCAACGTAAACAAAAATCAGTCAGCGCTGCTTGAGCAAGCTAAGAAAAGTGCGGTGTCTGAACTAGAATCTGCTAAAAAGCAGTATAAAGACGCGTATGAAGCTGGTGACTCAGATGGCGTCCTTGCTGCACAAGAAAACCTAACGAACGCTAAGATTAAGTCCGATAGGTTAAATAATTTCAAGTTACCAGCTTTACAGGAGGATGAAACTCCTGCTAAGGTTGCAACAGAACCCGCTCCAGAGCCTGTTCAAATTGACGAAAGGGCATCAGCTTGGCAAGAAGCTAACCCTTGGTTCAATCAGGACGTTGAGATGACAAGTTATGCTCTGGGGTTGCACAATAAACTTGTCAACGAGGGCGTAAGCCCTCAAAGTGATGACTACTACGAGCGAATTGACTCTCGTATGCGACAGTTATTCCCCGAGAACTTCGAGGATGAACCGGAGGTAGAACGGAAACAGAAGAGAAAGTCCAATGTGGTTGCACCCGCTACGCGGAGCACAGCACCTAAGAAAATTAGGTTAACGCAGACACAACTGACTTTATCAAAACGTTTAGGTCTTACCCCAGAACAGTACGCCAAACAGGTTGCATTAGATATGAGGAAAGAAAATGGCTGAAAATCGTATAAATCGAGAACACGAATCTCGTGAAAAAACGACCCGTAAAAAGGCTTGGCAGCGTCCAGAGGTGTTACCCGCACCGAATCCCGAGCCGGGTTATGAATTTCGTTGGATCAGAGTGAGTTCGTTGGGTACCGTTGATGCCACGAATGTTTCCTCCAAACTGCGCGAAGGTTGGGAGCCTGTAAAGGCAACAGACCATCCAGAAATTACGCTTGTTACTATCGAAAACGATAGATTCAAAGACAACGTAGTGATTGGTGGCCTATTGCTGTGTAAAGCTCCAGAAGAACTCGTCGAAGAACGTAATGACTACTATGGTCAACAAGCACGTTCTCAGATGCAGTCCGTTGACAACAACTTGATGCGCGAGAACGACCCTCGTATGCCCTTGTTTAACGACAGGAAATCGAAGGTTACATTTGGTAACGGAACTTAAAATAGGAGCTTAAAATGGCTTATCCTACTGTAAGCGGGCCTTACGGCCTAGTTCCGGTGAAACTGTTGAGCGGCTCTCCTTTCGTGGGTGTAACTCGTCACATGCCTATTGCTAGTGGCTATGCTACCTCCATCTTTTACGGAGACGCTGTTAAACTTGTCACCGGAGGCACTATTGAACGTGATACGTTCGATGCTGCCATGACACCTATTGGTGTCTTCCTCGGTTGCACATACACCGACCCTAACCTTGGTTACAAGGTATGGCGTCAGTCGTATCCTGCAAGCACCGCCGCATCTGACATTGAAGCATTCATTGCAGATGGTACCGATCTTCTGTTCAAGGCCGCTGTTGTATCTTCTGGTACAACTATTGGTGATCTTGCTCAGACTGATGTTGGTGCAAACGTCGCGGGTGTAGACAACACTGGTGATTCCACTTCGGGTAACTCTCGTTGTGCGATCTCTGACACGTCTGCAACCACTAATACTCTTCCATTCCGTATTGTCGGGTTGGTCGAGGAAACCAAGAACAGCTCGGGTGGTTATACCGAAGCCTACGTTAAATGGAACGCAGGCCATCAGTATAGCAACACGACTGGCGTATAAGGAGGAGTAGACAATGGCTATTTCACGCGCCCAGTTACTTAAAGAACTCCTGCCCGGCCTGAACGCTTTGTTCGGAATGGAGTACGCAAAATACGGTGAAGAGCACGCCGAAATTTATGAAACAGAATCTTCAGATCGCTCATTTGAAGAGGAAACCAAGCTATCCGGCTTCTCAGCAGCACCTGTTAAAGATGAAGGTGCCGCGATTGAGTATGACAATGCTCAAGAAGCATGGACTGCACGCTACACGCACGAGACCGTGGCGATGGGCTTCGCTATTACTGAAGAAGCTATCGAAGATAACTTGTATGACTCATTGTCTGCTCGTTACACCAAGGCTCTCGCTCGCGCTATGGCGTACACCAAGCAAGTCAAAGGCGCATCTGTGTTGAACAACGCATTTGCTGCTGGCACGACTTACGGTGACGGTAAAGCACTTTGTGCAACCGACCACCCATTGGTGTCTGGCGGGTCTAACTCAAACCGCCCAGCCGTTGCTGCTGACCTTAACGAGACTTCTCTTGAAGCCGCCGTTATTCAGATTGCAGGTTGGACGGATGAGCGTGGTCTGCTGATTGCAGCTAAGCCTCGTAAGTTGGTAATTCCACCCAATCTTCAGTTTGTTGCAACTCGTTTGCTCGAAACCGAAGGTCGTGTTGGAACTGCGGATAATGACCTGAACGCGATTCGCAACAATGGTTCTATCCCAGAAGGTTACACTGTTAACCACTATCTGACTGACACAGACGCTTGGTTCCTTATGACTGACGTTCCTAACGGTCTAAAGCACTTTGTTCGTACCCCAATGAGCACCTCTATGGATGCTGATTTCGATACAGGCAACAGTCGCTATAAAGCCCGTGAGCGTTACTCATTTGGTGTAAGTGACCCATTAGGTATCTTCGGTTCGCCGGGTGCTTAATTAACGGAGGGGGCAATTTATTTGCCCCCTTTTGTTTTATGTGTTATAAGAAGTTAATCCCTGACAGTTTCGTGGTGAAACTGACACTAGCCGAGACAGGAGATTCGCATGGCTAATACTACGTTCCAAGGTCCAGTCCGTTCCGAGAATGGTTTTAAGGACATTTCAAAAGCTGCCGGTACTGGCACAGTAACCGAGAACATCTCGATTGCTCACGACGGTACGAACAGCGTAATCATCTTCAAAGATTTACCAACCTCTGATCCTTCTGTTGCAGGTCAACTGTATAGCAACTCAGGTGTTCTAACAGTATCTGCTGGATAAGGAGGTAGCCCATGTCCTCTGATGTATTAACAAAACGAGTTACTGCGGCAGGCTCGTTGGCTGTAGGGCCAGCGCGTGTTCGTCAGATACAAGTTTTGACGGGTGCGGGTGCAGGGCGTCTAACTGTTACTAACGGTGACGGCGGCGACACAGTGCTGGATATTGATTTTCTAGCATCTGACTCCCACTCCATAAACATCCCTGACGATGGTATTCGCTGTTCTGCGGACGTTTACGTGTCTACAGCGACGAATATCACCGCCATGACCTTCTTCTATAGTTAGAGGAGTCAATTATGAGAGCTTACTACAAAAAAGGCGGCTCCGTAAAAACTCCTGCGTGGACACGCAAGGAAGGTAAGAGCGAGTCTGGTGGTCTTAATAAGAAAGGTGTTGCGAGTTATCGTCGGGCAAATCCCGGCAGTAAGCTCAAGACAGCGGTTACTACTAAGCCCAGCAAACTCAAAAAAGGCTCTAAGGCGGCGAAGCGTCGTAAGTCGTTTTGCGCTCGCATGAAAGGTATGAAGAAGCGCAATACTAGCTCGAAGACAGCTAACGATCCGAACAGCCGCATTAACAAGAGTCTGCGTAAATGGAATTGTTGATATGGCAATTACTCGTTCGCAGATGGGTTCGCAATTAAGAGGTGACAGGATGCCCGCTAAATCTAAGAAACAGCAACGATTTATGGCAGCAGTAGCAAACAACCCCGAGTTCGCTGAAGAAGTAGGGGTTCCTAAGAAAGTAGGAGAGAAGTTCATGAAGATGAAGAAAGGTTATAAAGCTGGCGGTAAGCTCAATATGGTCAAAGGTCCAGATGGAAAGATGGTCCCTGATTATGCTGCCGACGGTAAAGGCAAAATGAAAAAAGGCGGTAAGGTGAAAAAGTATCAGATGGGCGGTATGGCCTCAATGATGCGTGAAGCACCGCAAGACGAGTCTACGATGAAAGGTCGTAAACGTCGTACGCCCAGTATGCCAGCGCCTGAGATGGCTCCACCCAGACCATTACCCCCTAAGCCCAAGAAGAAGCGTCGGGACCCGCGTGAAGGTGGCCCTAGTGGACCTCAGATGCCTATGATGAACAAAGGCGGCAAGGTCAAGAAAATGAAGTCTGGTGGCAAAGTTCGCGGTTGCGGTATGGCCCGTGGCGGCGCTGTTCGTCCATGTAAAATGGTGAAGATGAAGGGTTCCTAATGCGTAGATACTACCGCAACGATGGCTGCGGATGTTCTAGTTGTAGTAAGAAAAGCTACAAAAAGGGCGGGACAGTAAAAGATGCTTGCTACCGCAAGGTAAAGGCGTCGTACAAAGTGTTCCCGTCCGCTTACGCATCAGGTGCCATTGCTAAATGCAGAAAGAAAAAGGCAGGTAAGTAATGGCTGTTCGCAAGACTGCAAAAGGTGCTGCACTTAAACGCTGGTTCAAAGAGGACTGGAAAGACGTGCGTACTGGTAAGGCTTGTGGACGAAAAAAGGGGGAGAAACGCGGGACACCTTATTGTAGACCTACAAAGAAAGTGTCCAGTAAGACTCCCAAAACTAGCGGTGAGATGAGCGCTTCTGAGAAACGCAAAAAAATCACCGAAAAGAAACGGCTGGGGCAACCCGCTGGTAAGCCGCGTAGAGTATCTCCAGCCAAACGAAAGAGAGGGAAGAAATAATGCAAATCTTCCAGAATGGCAGGTTCTCTACAGGGGAGCCAGTGTATCAGATAGGTGTAAAAAACGCCGATGGTACTTATGACGTTAAAGTCTTTGACTTGATGACTAAGAGTCAGGCAGAGGTAAAACTTAAATCTATGGGTGTAAAGCCTGTAGCGGCGAAAAAAGCAAAAACGAAGCCAAAAGCTAAGAAAGTCCCAGATTATCAGGGCATGACTAAGAAAGAGCTTGAGGCTTTGATGCGCGAATACGGCATTGAGCTTGACCGCCGTAAAAGTAAAGACGGCCTCATGAAAGAGGTTGAATCGTTTTTCAAAGGTGATTGGGCAACATCATGACGACATCAGGCACAACCTCATTTGACATGGACTTCACGGAGATCGCTGAGGAAGCGTGGGAACGTGCGGGCCGTGAAATGCGGTCGGGCTATGATTTACGTACAGCACGTCGATCCATGAACCTGCTAACGATTGAATGGCAGAACCGTGGTATAAACCTTTGGACTATTGACGAAGGGTCTGTAAATTTAACAGCAGGCACGTCCGAGTATGATTTGCCAGCAGATACGATTGATTTGTTAGAACAAGTAATACGTACAGGGCAAGGTAACCAATCAACACAATCTGATCTTAGTATAACTCGTATTAGTGTAAGCACTTACGCTTCGATTCCGAACAAGTTATCACGTGGTAGACCTATTCAAGTGTGGATCGAGAGGCTTCGTGATAACCCTAAGATCAACGTCTGGCCCGTCCCTGACTCAGATAACTACGTTTTCCGTTATTGGCGTATGCGCCGCATACAGGACGCTGGCAGTGGTATTCAAACTGCGGATATGAACTTTAGGTTTTTACCGTGCCTCGTTGCTGGTTTGGCCTATAACATAGCGCTTAAAGAGCCTACGCTGGTGGAACGTGTGGGCTTGTTGAAGCAAGTCTATGAAGAGCAGTTCCAACTAGCCGCTGGTGAAGATCGGGAAAAGACACCTGCTCGGTTTGTCCCGCGTGTAGCGAGGATTTAACATGGGTACTAGGTTCGCATCAGCCCAGAAAGCCCTTGGGGTTTGCGACGTTTGCGGGTTTACCTACCGTTTACGTGAGTTGCGTAACCTTGTGCGGAAGCATAAAGACACGAACATAAAAGCGTGTCCTGAGTGTTGGAGTCCTGACAATCCGCAGTTAAATCTGGGGGAAACTCCGGTTCATGACCCGCAAGCGTTGCGCGATCCGAGGCCCGATTCCACGCAGTACGCCCAAAGTCGCGCACAAATTATACCTGTACGCGGTGTAGTGGATAGTGGGGGTACTATAGGGACTGGATTTATAGGACAAGTTACGGTACAAATTACATAGGAGTGATAACTATGCCAAAAGTAGGAAACAAAACGTTCTCATACGACGCTAAAGGCAAAAAGGCTGCTAAACAATACGCAGCTAAGACAGGCCAGAGTATGAAGAGCGGATACAAAAAAGGTGGTAAGGTGAAAGTTCGTGGTACTGGCGCGGCAACAAAAGGGCTATACGCCCGTGGACCGATGGCTTAAACCATGAATTACACCGAGCTAAAAGCCAATATCGAGGACATCACTGAAAATACTTTCACTGATGCCCAGCTTGCTATGTTCACAGAACAGGCAGAGCAGAAGATATACAACACTGTTCAGATTCCCGCATTACGCAGGAATGTGACTGGTACGCTAAGCTCGGGCAATAAGTATCTTGGTGCACCGACAGACTTCCTCTATACGTACAGCCTTGCGGTTGTAGATAGTAGCGGGGAGTATCATTTTCTGTTGAACAAAGACGTTAACTTTATTAGGGAAGCATACCCTACGCCTACAGCGACAGGGTTGCCAAAGCATTATGCGTACTTTGACGACGACTCAATCATCCTCGGACCCACCCCAGACAGTAACTACACAATGGAGCTACATTACGGATATTATCCTGAATCCATCGTTACTGCTAACACTACATGGCTTGGGGACGAGTTTGATTCTGCTCTACTTAACGGTGCGCTATTGGAAGCGTTAAGGTTTATGAAGGGCGAACCAGACATGGTTCAAGTATACGAGCGCATGTATGTCCAAGCGTTAAAACTGCTGAAAACCCTTGGCGATGGCAAACTTCGTGAAGACACTTATCGTTCTGGGCAGTTCAGAATGGAAGTAGAATAGGAGGCTAGAAATGGCAATTACTCAAGCAATGTGCACGTCTTTCAAAAAGGCCCTTCTCGATGGCGAGATGGACTTTAGCGGTGACACGTCACAAACATTTAAGATCGCACTGTTTACCTCATCCGCAACACTGGGTGCAGCGACAACAGCGTATAGTACAACAAATGAAGTAGCCGGTACGGGTTATACAGCGGGTGGTAACACGTTAACCGTTGTTGCTCCAACGACATCTGGTACCACAGCTTACCTAGATTTTAGCGATACTACGTGGTCTACAGCGACGATTACGGCGCGTGGAGCGTTGATATACAAGTCGGGCGGCGGCGATCCAGCCGTAGCAGTTCTTGATTTTGGTGCCGATAAGACATCTACAGCAGGTGACTTTACCATCCAATTCCCAACTGCGGACGCATCCAACGCTATTATTAGAATTGCATAGGATGGATAGATGCCGTCTTCGACCTCTTATATAGGATGGGGTTCTACCGCTTGGGGCCAAGGCTCTTGGGGTACGGACCTTATCATAGTAGAAGTTGACGGTGTTCAAGCTGCGGGGGCCGTTGGCACTGTAGACTTATCGCTGGGATGCACGGTGTTCCCCACTGGTGTATCCACAACAGGAGCAGTGGGAACTGTCTCTGTCAGCGGTGCCGCTACTGTACAGCCTTCTGGTTTGGAGGCGACAGGCGGGATAGGTACCGTAAGCATTGTTGCGGAGGCAAACGTCTTCCCGACAGGGGTTGCGGCTACAGGGGAAACAGGCACTGTCTCGATTAGTGGCGGAGCTAATGTTTTCCCAACTGGTGTAGAAGTTACTGGCGCTATAGGCACGGTTTCTATATCAGCAGACGCAAATGTCTCAGTAGCGGGGCTTGAAGCCACTACTGAACTTGGTAGCGTCACAGTTGCTGCGGATGCGAACGTCGCGGTAACAGGAAACGCGGCTACGGGTGCAGTTGGTACTGTATCTGTTACAGCCGATGCAAATGTTCAACCATCAGGGTTAGCTGCCACTGGTGGGGTAGGCACGGTAAGTATCGTTGCCGAAGCAAATATCTACCCAACTGGGGTAAGCGCCACAGGTGCCGTTGGCACTGTTACTACTACAGCAGACGCAAACGTCTCAACAGCAGGACTTGCGGCTACGGGTGCTATAGGCACTGTGTCGGTAGCCTTTGGGATTGTAGAGAAAGTAACAGGAGTCTACGGTCAATCAGAATTAGGAAACGTCGTCGCCGCCGCTAACGCAGATGTAGCAGTGACGGGCGTAAATGCAACGGGCGCGGTAGGTACAGTGTTCATTTGGGGAGATGTCGATGACAATCAAAATCCAAATTGGCAAAATATTACTGGCGCACAGACACCAACTTGGGGTAATGTTTCAACAGGACAGACTCCGAATTGGCAAGATATAGCCGCGTGAGGATTAAAACATGACAACACAGTACACTTCGACACTTAAACTAGCCCTTCCTGTCCAAGGGGAACTTAGCGGTACGTGGGGTGATGTAGTAAACGATAACATCACGTCCATGATCGAAGAGGCCATCGTTGGACGTGCAGTCATTAACACGTGGTCGAGTAACTCCCATGTGTTGACTACCGCCGATGGCACGACTGCTGAATCGCGTTGTGCGATGCTAGAGTTTACGGATACGGGCACGAATTTAACTGGGGCAGCGACTGTCGTATGCCCTACAGCCGCTAAAATTTATATTGCTAAGAATGCTTCAGGGCAAGCCGCTACACTTAAAACGTCTGGTGGTACAGGTATTGCGATACCAAACGGCAAGACAATGCTTCTTTTCTGCGACGGTACAAATGTCGTGGAAGGCGCTACAAACATCGAATCACTATCAGTTGGTGGGTACACAGTTTCTCTTGCAGGGAACTTGACGACCGCAGCGGCGTTTACAACGGCTGGCGCGAATGCACTCACCCTAACAACTACAGGTACAACTAACGTAACACTTCCCACGACGGGCACGTTGGCTACGCTTGATGGCACTGAAACGCTTACGAATAAGACGCTTACAGGTCCTACGATCTCGTCACCAACATTGACGGGTTCTATTTCAGCGACTGATTTGACTATTTCTGGCAACACAACGATTGGTGATGCCGCGTCGGATACGTTGACTGTAACGTCCACAATCACGTCAAACCTTATTTTTACTGATAATACCTACGATATTGGTGCCTCTGGTGCCACTCGCCCCCGTAACCTGTTTCTCTCAGGTAACGCCACTGTTGGTGGGGATATTGTTCTTACAGGCGGCATTGATGTTACTGGCAACTTTGGTGTTGACGGTGATTTTGACGTAAACACTAACAAGTTTACCGTTGCGTCTGCTACGGGTAACACAGCTATTGCAGGGACACTTGGAGTAACGGGCGCAACTACTGCGACTGGTGGCCTAAACGTTGATACGATCAGCGAAATTACTGCTGCTGGTGGTGTGACTATTGATAGTGTTTTACTGAAAGATGGCGGCGCTACGCTAACAGATGACTTGGTTGTTGATACAGATACTCTATTCGTAGATGTTTCAGACGACGTTACTATTGCTGGGTATACAGAAGCACCGTATTCCTTGAATTACGGTCGCGGGCAATTTGCGGTTGTTTCAAGTAACAATTATTCGGGCATGAGCCTTTCTGCGCATAGCGACTCCGCAATTAATGGTGGTTACTTCGGTTTTACGCGCTCTCGCGGGACACTTGCGTCACCGTCGTATGTCCAAGCGGGAGACCTTATCGGCACCGCCACGGCGCAACCCTACCGACTATCCGGAGGCTCTAACCGATACTCTGACTCCGCGTCAATGAGTTTTGTAGCCTCACAAACCCATTCAGCTACGCAAAACGGCACGGATATTACGTTTAAGTCGGCTGAAGACGATACGATTACCCTTTACGAGCGTTTATCCTTAGAAAGTGACCTGACAGTATTCAACGAAGACAGTCGAGATGTTGACTTCCGCGTTGAGTCTGACAGTAACACTCACGCGCTATACCTAGATGCAGGCACCTCAAAAATTGGCATCAACACCTCAAGCCCTGACTTTATGCTCGAAGTGGGTGATCCAAACTCAGGCGTAGCCGCTGATATTGCTATTTCTTCTGGTGGTACAACGGAAAAAAGACTCGTATTCAAGCGATCAACAAGCGAAGATTTTGTGCTTGTCGAAGACGCGAGCGAAAACCTTTCTCTGAACGCGGGGCTTTCAGGCAAAGAGTTCGTAATAAATAACACGTCTACTGATTTAGATTTCCGCGTTGAGTCTGACAACAACACCCATATGCTGTTTGTTGATGCTGGTAATGATCGTATCGGAATCAACGAAAGCTCACCAGATGCGTTTTTGGATATTTCAGGCAATGGCGAAACAACAAGCAAAATGTTTGAAATTTCAACCAGTGGCGTTGCGGGTGGCCCAACAGCAACATTCTATGGTGGTCATGTCCAAGTACAGGCAAACAATAGCGCGACTGACTCATTCGGCTGGTATGTAACCGCAGAACACTCGGGAATAAGTAACGATACGACTGGCATTTTTGGTAAAGCCACCATGGCTTCATCAAATAATAGAAGCATTGGTATTTATGGCGTAAGTTCGGTTAATTCAGCGGCAGTTCATAAGGCTATAGACGATGCAGATGCAGAAGTAGCGGCTGGTATTTACGCGCAAGCTGAAGTTACTAACACAACAAACAACTCAACTAACGCCGCCTTGGTTGCCATTAATAGAAGCGCATACGGTGCTACCTCTTATGGTGCATATATTGCCGCAGACAGTGGGCCAACCAATGTGAAGCCCTTAGTCGTTGAATATGCGGGCAACAATGTTTTTGAGGTAGATTCGGCAAGTGGAACTATTATCAATGAATCGTCACAAGATTTAGACTTCCGCGTTGAGTCTGACAACTACAGCCACATGTTGTTTGTTGATGCTGGCACGGACGTTGTAACCATTGGCGGCTCAAATGTTGGCACTCATGCTGGCATGTTTAATGTGGCAGGTGATCTTAGCGTCATTACTGGATCAGGTAATCCAAAACTAACTATTAAAACTGGCGGCACTGGCAATAATCCGGGCATTGATTATCGCGCAGGCGACAACATTGTTTTTGACAATATGTTGGTGGCCTCTGCTTCCACGGATTATTGGCGAGTAGGACATGGCGCAAGTGGAACAGTAACCGCTGAAGTATTAGCCGTAACAGCCGATAGTCATGTCGGTGTAAATCTAACGACACCCCAATCGTCGCTTCACATAAATGATAATGGTGGCCCCGAAACCACGGGAAACATGACCTCCGGCTTGATTGTCTCAAACGGGACCGCAGGCACTGCCATTCAGATGGGAACAAACGACGCAAGCGGTTTTGGATACATTAAGTCTTCCTATGTCAACAGCTCACAAACTGCACGACCTTTATTGCTTTACACAGGCACAGCAAAAGCTGTTAGCCTAGAGTCTAGCGAGACAATTATAAACGATGACAGCCTAGACCGTGACTTCCGTGTCGAGAGTGACAGCAACGCTAATATGCTGTTTGTTGATGCGGGGAATGACGCTGTTTGTATAAACACTACCAGTATTACTACAGCCCCATTAAACATTCAATGCGATACAAGCGCCCGTGCAATAAGGATTGTCGGCAGATCAGATGATTTCGGTGAGATTGACTTTTTTGAAAATGATAACTCAACACAATTAGTAAGACATCAGGCGCATAACACTTACTACCAAATTAGAACTTACGCCATTCCTTTGAAGTTAGCGACAAATCAGATTGACAGAGTAGACATTGACGTATCTGGAAATGTTACCTTTAATGAGACTAGCACAAACTCTGACTTCCGCGTTGAGTCTAACGGCAACGCCCATGCGTTGTTTGTGGATGCTGGCACGGACAGAGTAGCAATTTTCGATAGTACGCCAGTGTCAGCGGTTGACATTGTTACGGGTGACGGCACTCCCGGCGATAGTGGCTCGTTCCTAAGTATTAAATCAGGTTCAGGTAATCTCGTTGAGAAGTTAAATTTAGGCGTCAACTCAACTAACGGCTATGCTTTTATTGCCGCTGTAAGACCGGGTATTTCTACTAGGGAATTACGAATCCAGCCCAACGGTGGTGGCACCACGTTTAATGATGATGGTAACGACCAAGACCTCCGCGTTGAGTCAGACAGCGTCACCCATATGCTGTTTGTTGATGGTGGTAATAATAGGATCGGTGTTGGAAACAGTGCGCCAACCGCAACCTACACACAAGGAACTTCAAACCAAAGCACCGACATAGCGGCAACTGTGATTTTTTCTGCACGTTCAGGCGAAATGACGCAAAAACAAGTATTTAACGGCGCAACGGCATCTTCAGAGACTATTGATTTGCTTACTATTAGTAGTTATCAATCTACCAACACAAACGTCTTTATTGTTGTTGAGTATTTACTTACAAGTCCCATCTCGCCCTTTGGACAGAAAGCAAGCGCCCATGCGTTTATTGATAATGGCGGCTCTTCAAGTGTAGGCACATTTACGGCAGAGCATACGGCAGGAAGTCCGCCATCAGTACCAACATTAAGTTGGAGTTCAAACACACTAAGAATGGTTACGCCAGCGGCAGCGTATACTTATTATGCAGTGAATGTGAGTTATGTCGCATACGATGGCGCTACCATAGCTTTTGATACTGCCAAATACAACGGCAGTTAATTTCTAACCAACTGTCATTAAAGGAGAAAGAAACATGACAATTACTACCACTTGGAGCGTCAACCAAATGACGCATGAAGATTCAGACGGGGGTGTTATCCTCGTTTATTGGAGTCTTATCGCTAAAAACGTCGTCACCCCAGCTTCAGGGGACACCCCTGCGGTTTATGGGCCAGAATCAGCGTCCGAGGGAGGCAAGCTACGGCTTGATCCCGATCCAACAAGCCCTGACTACATTCCTTACGCCGATCTTACCGAGAACGACGTATTGGGTTGGGTCTACAACAGCTTGATTGAAGGTGACGAAACGGCTGACGAAGCTAAGGCTCGCGTCGAAGCTAACCGCACCGCCAAGGTGCAAGGTCAGATTGACCGAGCAGCAACGCAATCCGACGGCCTACCTTGGGACGCTTAATTTAACTTAAATAAGGAGACTTATAATGGCGAAAAATGAAAAGAAAACCATTACTGTCAATGATGTAGAACACAACGTTGATGACCTAACCGAGCAACAAGTTGCGATGGTTAACCACATTGCTGATCTGGACAAGAAGCTAGGAAGCCTACGCTTTAACATGGATCAGCTAAACGTAGGCCGCGAAGCATTTGTAAACATGCTATCGCAGTCTTTGGACGAACCTAAAGAAGTAAGTGAGTAAGATGTATTATGAGCCGTACCGTTCGAGATGCCCATCGTCGTATAGACGAAATAGAGCCTAGAGTTACCAAGTTGGAGACCGAGGTGCATATCCAGTTTAAGGAAGTGTTTACTCGGATCAAGCGCTTGGAGGCCATCTTGATCGGTGCGGCTGGTACCATTATTGCTATGTTAATGGCTATTCTTACAAAGATGGGTTAGAACCCGATTCCGCGCACCCGCGCTGCGACATTTCTAAGCTGACACAGGTGAGAATATGCTCGCAGAATTAGCCGCGTTCAACGCGGGGTTTGCCGTAGTAAAACAATGTATCGCTAATGGGCGAGAATTAACCGATGCCATGAACGCCATCGGGCAGATGGTTGGTGCCAAAGAAGACCTAAAAAGGCGCGGCGAAAAGAAAAAGAAAAGCGTCCTCTCCATGCTTGGGGGTAAGACGGAAAATGATTTCGAGGAGTTTATGGCTCTCGAAAAGATCAGAGAAACCGAAAAAGAACTCACCAGCATGATGCGCTTATACGGAAGGCCCGGATTGCATGACGATTGGGTCCGTTTCCAAGCTGAAGCGCGTAAGAAACGCAGAGAAGAAGAGCTAGCTCAAAAGAAGCAAAGAGCTAAAAACATGGAGTATTTTGCCATCTTTATTGCTGTTTCTATGGTTATAGGTGGTTTTGTATTGCTTATGGTGTGGGTCAAATGGCTAGCTGGTTAAGGCGTCAACATGTAAGTAATCTTTGCAAATCGTGCAATAATCTACTAAGGTGAGGTAGGTAGTATTGTGTGGAGGTTATAATGCTACAGAATTTAATTGGCCCTGTTACGGGTTTGCTCGATAAATTTATCGAGGATAAAGATCAAAAAGCTAAGTTGGCCCATGAGATTGGGACAATGGCAGAGAAGCATGGGCAGGAGATAGCCCTTGCGCAAATTGCGCTGAACACCGCAGACGCAAAGGGTAACTTCTTTCAATCTTCTTGGAGGCCCTTATGTGGACATGTTTGCGTTCTTGGTTTAGCCGTAAATTTCTTAATATCCCCCATCGCAGCAGGATTTGGTGTAACCATTCCACAAGCCGACATGGGCGTGATGATGCCCGTTCTGATGGGTATGTTGGGTCTGGGCGGTCTCAGATCATTCGAGAAAACGAAAGGCGTAGCAAAATGAGTTTTAAGTTATCACAACGTAGCCGAGATAGGCTCGAAGGCGTAGATGTCGGGCTAATCGCAGTCGTTGACTATGCTATTGCCGTCACAAAAGTCGATTTTGGTGTGATTTGTGGCCTCAGAACCATCGAAGAACAGCGAGAACTTGTCGCTAAAGGCGCAAGTAAAACCATGAAATCTAAGCATATTGACGGTCACGCTGTGGACCTTATGGCGTATATTGGGCCGAGAGGGTCGTGGGAATTGAATTTGTACGACGATCTTGCTGACGCTATGAAAGAGGGTGCTGAAGCCGCTGGAGTCGGCGTTCGTTGGGGAGCCGCATGGCATATCCCAGACATTCGTGAGTGGGACGGTACAATGGAAGAAGCTATGAATGCGTACGTGGATTTACGCCGTAGCCAAGGCAAGCGTCCATTTATTGATGGGCCACATTTCGAGTTGGCGGTATAATATGAAAACCACAGTAGAAGCTAGAGATACTGGGGATGGTGTAGAGCCAAAGCACACAGTGCACGTTGTCTGCGCAAATTGCGGGTACGACCTTGATGAGGCCGAACTTGAAG